TATGAACCATAAAAAACGCAGCGTAAAGCCCTTTTTGTAAGTCATTGATTTTATTGGATTTTATTTTGGGTGATTTTTGAAAAACTGGAATGTTCCTGTTTCGTTCCTAGTTCGTTCCTAGTTCGTTCTCGTTAATCATGGGAATAATCATTTTGACTTTATAATATATATAAAGGCGTTTTAATGTGCTAACACGCTAACACAATTCCCAGCTGGTTGTTTCAATGTGATAGCACGCTAAAACAAATAGATAGACTGTGACATAAAAGCTGCAGGTGTTGCAAAAATGTCACACTATACAGATCTTTCGTATGATCAAACCTTGTTAGCCTAATCAAACCATGAAAGCTGCAACGAACAATGTTAGGCATGGCTAAACTTGTTAGGCATGGGGTGGCTAGTTAGTCTTTGCTTTATTATATAGGGCAGCCTAAGTGTCAAATAAATGACTTGACAAATTCCAGGTTCTCGTTTTGTTCTCGTTAGACCGTCAAAGTTTTGACACGTCAAATTATTGACAAGATTTTGGTTGACTTTTTTAGTGTTCCCGTTTTGTTCTCGATAGACCGTCAATTTTTTGACACCCCCACCAAAAAAATCCGTAGACTATATAATATATAAAGACACCCCCAAACATATTTTCAAAAAAACAAGGGTCTTTAATCATTGACTGTGATATTTATGTCACACAAAAAGGGTACCTACAGAAATCTCTATAGATACTGTCATTTTTTTGACAGGTAATGTAGGGAAAAATAGATGAAAATAAAAAACACGGATACCTATGGGGTATATTAGTGTTCCTAATAGACATGGGAGGCCGGGGGCTTTAGAGTTCTTAAGAACTCTTTAGAACTAGTAAACATTATTTACTATTATTCATACCTCTTATTAACTCTTAAGAGTATTATAACATCTGCTTGTATGATTGTCAATAGCTATGGTATACTTTTGTTTGTCAACTGATACGTTTTTTAATGTATGTGTGATAAAAATACAACACAAAGGTATTAAAATGTTCAAAGCAACTATTTTAGTTTGTTTACTTAGTCAAGACTGTATAGAATTAGTAGACAACAGAGGTCCTTATAAAGCAGAAAATGCTTGTAAGGCTAGAGTATCAGAAATGTTTAAAGACTTTATGTCAACACCAGGGGTTCCTCCTGTAGTTGTGTTTGATTTTAAATGTGAGAAGCTAGAAGGACTAGATATTTAATGTTAGATAGCCATACTAATGAAGAACTCCCTGATATCCAAGGTGTGTCAGCCTACTTAACCCTGCGAGAAAAGCTGAATAACTACAATAACCACAAAGCCAGGACAGACTTCCTAACATTTGTAAAGATCTTTGCACCTACAATTGTGTCAGAGTTTGAGATGGGTAGGCATATTGAGTTATTATGTGAAAAGCTACAGGGAGTTGTAGACGGATCTACCAAACGACTTATGGTATTCTTACCACCTCGCTCATCTAAGTCGGTTATCTGTAGTAAATTGTTTCCTGCGTGGTACATTGGTAACTTTGCACACCATGAGATTATGTCAGTGTCTCACTCTGACCAGCTTGCTAGTGATTTTGGTAGAACAGTAAGGGATATTGTCAACACTGAAAAGTTCCAACGTATTTTCACAAGCGTATCCCTACGTAGTGACGTTAAAGCAGCAGGTAAATGGAAAACAAACAAGAATGGTTCCTATTATGCAGCAGGTGTACGTAGCCAAGTGGCAGGCCGTGGCGCACACGTAGCCCTATTGGATGACGTAATGTCTGAAGAGGATTCATTTAGCGAAGCAGGTCGTAGATATATCAAGGAATGGTACCCTGCAGGCTTACGTACTCGTATTATGCCTAATGGTTCTATTATTATTGTCAATACACGGTACCACTATGACGATCTTTGTGGTTGGTTACTAAAACAAGAAAGTAAAGTAGAAGAAACAACAAACAAATGGGAAGTCATTAGCATACCTGCATGGCTTGATGAGGAAGCTGCAGAGCTTCTGGGGCTACCAGAGGGTACATCATACTTCCCTGAGTGGAAACCTGACGAAGTACTTAGGGTTGACGAACAGGAAATACGAGCAACCAATGGTGCAAGGTACTGGAACTCCTTGTATATGCAAGATCCTAGCCCAGATGACGGTGGTATTATTAAGAAGCGTTGGTTTGAATGGTGGGAATATGAAGATCCACCGACATGTGACTTTATTATCCAGACATATGATACGGCCTTTAGTACCCGCAGGACTGCCGACTACAGCGTTATCCAGACCTGGGGTATCTTTAGTCAGTTTGAAAAGGATGACTACGGCGGTGAGCAAATAACGTCCAACCTAATCCTTCTGGGCAACATCCGGGGCAGGTTTGAATATCCTGAACTACGTAGAATAGCCCAAGACTTATATCAGGAGTATAGACCTGATGTTTGTATTATTGAAAAGAAGGCTTCAGGACAATCCCTTATACAGGATATGAGAAGGGCAGGTCTACCTGTACTGGATTATCTACCTGACCGTGACAAGGTAGCTCGTGTGTATGCATCTACTCCCATGATGGAATCAGGCCGTGTGTGGCTACCAAAGGATAAGCAGTTCGCAGATGACTTATTTGAAGAGTGTATGTCATTCCCTAATGGCGCACACGATGACCAGGTTGACTGCATGACAATGGCTATTCATTACATGAAAGACAGTTGGAACTTGTTACATCCAGAAGATCCTAACTGGGAAGACGATGTAAACCCACGAAAGCAAAAGAGGGTTGCATACTGGAGAACTTGAGGGTATAATATAAAAATTGATTAATACTAATTTACAAGGACACGTAAATAATGGCAACAGAAAAGAACCCTTATGAGGTTGATGCACCAGTTAGCAATGTCATTGCACTGGATGTTGAACGAGATCCCACAGACAATGTAAGTATAGAACTAGATCCAGAGACAGGCGAAGTAGAAGTAGACTTTGGACCTGTAGAGATTGAGATTGACGAAGACGGTATTGCCGTAATGGAAAAAGGCGGCTTCTATGAAAACCTTGTTGACACTCTGGAAGAAGACGAACTACTAGACATTGGTAATCAAGTACGTGAAAAGTTTGAAGCAGATAGAGATTCTCGTTCTGAATGGGAGTCTATGTTTGAGCGTGGCTTTGATCTGCTTGGCTTAAAGCTTGAAGAAACAACTGAGCCATTTGAAGGTGCAGCAACTGCAGTGCATCCGTTGCTTATTGAATCTGCAGTAAAGTTTCAGTCAAGAGCTTCCCAAGAATTGTTCCCAGCCGCTGGTCCTGTCAAGACACAGGTACTAGGCGATGCTACAGAAGATAAACAACGTCAGGCATCTCGTGTTCAGAACTTTATGAACTATCAGTTAACTGAACAGATGCCAGAATATTTCGATGAATTTGAGAGGATGCTATTCCATCTTCCACTCATAGGTTCTGCGTTTAAGAAGATTTACTATGACGCAGCAGAAGAACGTCCTGTTAGTGAGTTTGTTCCCATAGATCAATTCTACGTGTCCTACTATGCCACAGACTTACGCAGGGCTGACAGGTATACCCATGTAATCTACCGCAGTCCACACGAACTGTATCGTCAGATCGAAGCAGGCATGTACGCCGAAATAGATCTGCCAGAAGCTAAACAACCAGAACAGTCTGCTCTTACTGAAAAGATGGACACAGTTCTTGGCTTGTCACCTTCGGGCGATGACGATCCTCAGTATGTGTTGCTTGAGCAGCACTGCTATCTGGACATTGAAGATCATGGGTATGCCTGTCCTTACATTGTAACTGTAGAAGAACAGTCAGGCATGGTATTGTCTATTCGCCGTAACTGGAATGAAGATGACAAGACAAAGAAAAAGAAAATGTTCTTTACACATTATCGCTTTGTACCTGGGTTTGGTTTCTACGGTCTAGGACTTATCCACTTCCTTGGCAACCTTACTATGTCTGCAACTGCAGCTATGCGTAACCTTATTGACGCTGGACAGTTTGCAAACCTTCCGGGCGGCTTTAAGGCAAAGGGTGTACGTATTGTAGGTGATAATGATCCAGTGGCTCCAGGTGAGTTTAAAGAAGTAGAAGCAACTGGCATGGATCTTACCAAGTCAATTGTGCCTCTGCCGTATAAAGAACCATCAAATACATTACTACAAATGCTACAGTTTATTTCAGTAGCAGGTCAAAAGTTTGCTGATACTACTGAGCAAGTAATTACTGATGGGGCTAACTATGGTCCTGTAGGTACAACTATGGCATTGCTTGAAGCTTCTAGCAAGTTCTTCAGTGCAATCCATAAGCGTCTACACAAGTCACAGAAAGACGAATTTAAAATCCTTGCTCGTTTGAATTATGAGTTCTTGCCTAATAAGTATCCATATGACGTTCCAGGTATTACAGAGAATGTATTTAGACGTGATTTCGATGGGCGGGTTGATGTTGTCCCGGTCAGTGATCCAAACATTCCATCATCCGCACATCGTCTTATGATGACACAGATGGCTATGCAGTTGGCTCAAACGGCTCCTCCAGGAATGTACAACATGGAAGAACTTAACCGTACACTATTACATGCGGCTAATATTCCTAACATTGATAAGATCCTTCCAAGTAAACTGGCAGCACAACCTCTAGACCCTGTGTCAGACATTGAAGCCGCTGTAAAAGGTTTGCCTATTAAATCATTTGCTGGTCAAAACCATGACGCACATATTAAGATTAAGACTATGTACATGCAAGATCCTATGAATGGTGGTAATCCTATGATGCAACGTATTGCTCCTGTATTGCAGGCAAACATTCAAGAGCATATGATTATGAAGTATCAGGAACAGGTACAAGGTGTAACACGTGGTATGATGGCAGAGGCACCACAAGGTGATCCTAATGCAGAGAACCCACAGGTAATTGAAATGGTAATGGCTCAAGCTGCACAACAAGTTATGCAAGCTAACCAAGTCGCTGCACAAGGAGGACCTTCACCTGAACAGGCAATGGTTCAAATGGAAGCACAACGTCTTGAGATTGAAAAACAAAAGGTACAAGCCCAGCTTGCTAAAGAAGCTGTCGAAGGCGCACTTAAGCAACGTGACCTTGATCTTAAAGA